TCAGATAATCCAATCAGGAAGTCTAATCCTCCAATAGAATCTAATTTATTATTGTTTCTAAGGGTATTGCTTACTGATACAATATCTATCGGCTTAGAGGTTGAATACAATGATAGGATAGAAACAAATATGTCTTGAAGTCTTTGATTGTAAAAACAATCTTTGTTTATGATATTGATTGCTATGTTAAAACTATTACTCTGGGATAGGATAGTACCTATTACCTGCTCTTCTATTTCTATATTTTGTGGTTGCTGTTTCATTACGCTTTTATTTTAATTGGTTCTTTTTGTTTTTTGGTTTTAACAGCTGAGTTTAAATACTTCTCAAAGTTTGTAGGTGTAAATAAAGTTGAAGGTCTTAAATACTCTTCCCATTCAGTACCAATCCATTTACTGCCCATGGTTGTAATAACACTTTTAAAATCTTCTATGGTATATCCTTCTGCTATCCTTCCATTGATAAATCCTTGGGTAGATTTGTTACCAGATTTAAAGTTTGTTTTAGCAGTTTCGTTTAGGAAATCGATGATCTCGACAATAGTATTATTATTTATATTATTAATATTAGTATTATCTCCCCATTTTTGGGGATAGGTCTCATCATTTTTGGGGATAGCTCTCACTATTTTTGTGGATAGGGTCAAAATCCTTTTATTACCACTTGAAAAGTCTATAAAGCTATCTAATAAATCATAGAACTCCAGTTCACTAATCCATCTACTAACAGTATTTTCTGATTTATTAAAGGCTTCTGCAAAGAACTTATTTGATGCAGTACATTTACCATACCTGTCACAAAAATTAGATACGATACCGTACATTAATTTAGCATTAGCAGATAAATCTTTATGGTGGAAGATATTGGCTGGAATTACAAAGTAATACCCATGGTCTTTATTCATAACTTGTTTGGTTTTAAGTTAATTTATTCTCGTTCTCTAACGAATAGTTTTAATATTTTTTCATTGCTTTTAAATGTAATATTAGATCCTGTATTATTCCCTAAAGTAAATGTAATCTTTTTCTGATCTTCCGTTGCATCTTCCTTAGAATTAGCAAAAACTATTGGTTCATCATTATCAAACTGAAAACACCATTCACAATTATTGACAATTATATCTACAGGTACTATTTCTTTTTTCTTTTTCTTAGCCATTGTATTTTGTTTTAGTATACTTTTCATAAATTGATTTGTAAATAAGTTTCATATAAAGATCGCTTTTAAGATAAAATTTAGTTGAATCATTTAAGTGCATAATTGTTGTTCTATTCCTAAGATTAGGAACTATCTGCTCTACGTAATGTTCACTTATTTTATGGTAATCTTTAAGTATGTAGAAAAAAACTCTTCTTGCGTCAATAAGTTTTCGATGACGTTTAGGACTATAAAAATCATCAATATTAATCTCCAATTCTCGGCAGCATAAATCTGCTAATTTATCAATATCACTTTTTAATATCATCTAGTTTGGTTTTAAATCTTGATTCACTTTTAGGTATTAATGGCTTATCTCCTTTTATTACTGGGTCTAATGCACCACAACAGTTACAAATATATCCTAATGACTTTAACTTATGGTAAAATAATTCAAGAAATGCCTCGTAATAATCTTTATAAATCCCTTCTTTAATATATTCAGGAAAGTGGTTAATATAGTAATACGTAAGAGTTCTATCCTTATTTATTTGTGAAGATATATAATCAGGTGATTGACCAAGCTCTGAACTCATAACATAAGAAACCATCATCCTAACTGCTGGAAGTGGAGTTACCCTACTAGCTCTTCTTATAGCGTTCGGGTTTACTCCTGTTATATCCTTGATTGCCTCAAATGCTATAGTCCATCTATAGTCATCAACAAACTTAGCTTTAGAAAGGGAGATCGTCTGCGACTTGTACTTTCTTGGCATTTTCTCCTTTTATGTAATCGTTTAAAACAAGGAAGTGTGTAGAATAACCTTGAGCTTCTTTACGCTTCACCAGCTTTAACTTTAAAGTTTCCTGCTTAGTACCATCCTTAGTAACAAAAGACTTCTTAAATTGTGCATTCTCTGCGTCTAATAAGATTTCCTTTAACTGGGTTAAGTTAAGATCTACTAATAAATCCTCTCCCATTAATTGACCACTACCACAGAATTTTGATTTTTTCGTTTCCATTTTATTTGTTTAATTTATGTAATAAAGATTGTTTAAAATAATTTGCTACTTTTAGTTTTTTATGAATTAATGATACATCTACTTCGTCTTTATTTATACTTAGGTGAACCATCCTTAAAGATTCTTTTTGCCTAGGGTCATAACTAACAAAATACCAATCATTGATTCCTGTTAATATTGCATAGCCTTGAATCTGATAATAATATTCTTTCCTAGCTTTCCTAAAATCTTCTTTGCTAAGAAGTAAGTTATCCAAATGAATAGACGAATTATAAGGACACTTAACCTCAATGCCAAAAGACTTATCTTTAGCAATACCATCAGGAGTTCCGCAAAAATAATCATTGTAAATAATAAGACCTGGCCTGATAATTTCAGTATCAACAAGATCCGAAAACATATTGATTGCTTCATCTTCATAAGAATTACCCCAAGCTGTTGCGGCATTAGAGAATTGTGTTTCTTCGCTTGAATCTTCTATTAGGGTTTCTGTAACCTTTTCTTTTATGTAAGTAATTGCTCCCTGACTAAGAACCTCTGTCTTAATCCTTGGCTCTGTCATTAGTCTATGAAGTTCACTAGGAGTAAACCTTCCATACCTTTCCGATTTCCATTGTTCTGACCCATGAGGGATAATCTTACTTTTTTCCATTTTGGTCTTTCAAGTAAATAGCGGCCGCTAAGATAAATATTAAAAGTGCTGATACAATTAATAATATCAAAGGGATAAATGCCTCATACCAACTAATTTTTATTAGGTCAATAGATTTACCAATTACCAATACAGTTGTTATTAGTAAAAACCAATTTATTATGTTTTCGGGTTTCATGTTATTTATTTTTAGAGTTTACATAATCGTTTAATTCTACTGAAGTCCATAAAATATTACCCTTACTATCTACTGGGTAGTTCTTTCCATTGGTATGTTTCTTAACCTTTAAGTCCTCAATACCTAAGTTGTATAAGAATCTACCAACACCAAATTTTACTGCTGCTCTTTTAAATGTATCTGATGCAAGACCCTTATCCTTTTCTACATTTGATTCCGATCCTGTATCTGATTTAGTTATAGGAAATTGTTTGTTCGGAAAGTGACAGCTCAATTTACAAAATAGCTTACCATCAGCTTCTTCATATTCATCTTCCCAACCATGCACTCCAAAAACCTCGTCAAGTCTATCCATTACATCTCTTGCATCTATATAGGCAACACAGGTTGCTTTATAATCATTGATACTTTGAATCCTCCACTTGTAATTCATTGGAGCTTTTAACTGCTTTTCGATTTCTTCAATCGTCTTAATTGTTTCCATTTGTTTGATTTTTAATTGTTCAATTTGTGATTGTAATATAATTTCTTTACTAATGTTATCCTCAAGTGCCATAATCAAATATACTAAAACTTATCTACAAAATAAAATCATAAGTAACATTTAACTAAATTGTTTTTTATCCTAAATGACTTATCAAACTTAACTAAATCCCTGTGGGTATCACGATAATAAATAATAGTAGAATGATCTTTTTTAAATATTGAACCTAATTTCTTTAATCCAAAATTTGCATTAACCTCTAATAATAAACCTACTGCAATCATCCTGGCCTCGACAAGATCCTTGTTTCTTTTCTTACCAATTAAATCCTTCATACTTATTTCAAGTGCCTCACAGGTAATCTGGATAATAGTAGCTAAGTCATCAGTAGTTCTTTTCAGCCTACAGAATATTTTATGTTTTTCTTCTAAGCCTGGATAAATAAAATAACTCATAATCTTATAAATTTTAAAGTATCATACCATATTAATTTACGGTATTTATTATTATTAAATTTGTTTATTTATTACGAACACCAGTGTAATCAGTCGCTTTTACTTTTTGAACTGAAAATGCAAATCTCCAAATGCTTTTACAATCTACAGTATCAATTAATTCTACTTTTCTCCAATGACATAGACCCCACAAAACGATCCTTTCTATAATTGTTTGTTTGCTTGGATTATGTTCGCCATAATAGCTTATTAAGTGAGCTGCGGTTATACCATTTAAAATATTAACATAAGGCTTAGGCATTGTTATAAACATATAACCATTATCAATAAGCAAAAAAATATCAGGGAATAATCTGTTTGGAAATCCATAAGGATCTAGGTCAATAATATCAAACTTTTGTTTTAAAGCAATTAACTCATGATAATATATAAAACTATCTACTTTATTACAATGAACTAACATGCAATCCTTAGTATTTTCTTTTAACTTTATAAATACGCTTTGTTTTAATTCATTTGCAATTACTTCGCCATATTCAGCATAAATTTTTGTGCAATTACCATGACCTGAAAATAATTCTAAAGTACTTTTATCTCCCCAACCAACAAATTCAGATAGTACTTTTTTAATTTGATTTATTTTTTGATCTGGATGATGTACTTCTAAATTATTATTTTGTTGTTTAAATCTAACTATATCGTGCCTAATTGCTCTATATGATTTATTATTTTTAATATCTTCAAATCCGAATAAATTATTTTGAATAATACTCATATCTTTATCTTCATTCTTTTAATGTAATCTTTTCTCCCAGCTGCATCAAAAATCGCTTCCCTTTCAGTATCTACCATCCTATCAGAAAATAAAAGACCATCTTCATTTTTATAGATATTAATCCAAAAAGTTTGTTTTTCTAATTTCCTAACATAAGAGGTAGCTAAGTTTATAGTTAGTATTATAGATGCACCAAATCCTAGTAAAATGCATCCAAGTATTGTTAAAAAAGTCATAACTCTTTGCTTTTTAATAAGGCATCATAACCTCTAAATTTTGGCTCTATGGATAAAGTATATCCCATGGCATTAAAGTAGTTCCTCATCGTATTAATTGTAGGGTTGTTGCTAGATTCAATCATCGAGATCATTGCTTGAGTAACTTCCATTCTTTTGGCCACCTCTCTTTGGGTAAGACCTCTGTTTCTTCTGTAATCGCTTAGTTTCATTTTATTTAGTTTTTAAATAGTTTTTAAGGTCAATATTAAACGCTTTAATAGATTCTATATCCATTAGGCTAACAATACCTATCAAGTCCATTATCTCTGCTGAAAACTCATCTAATCCATCTACATCGTTATTTTTTAATTTAACTAAGTGGGATAGGTTTGTATTTATTTCTGAAATTGATTCTCGGATTCTTTTTAAATGGTTTCTGACTAGGCTAGACTTTGCCACATCGGGAAGTTCCATATTATATTCAAAATCCATTAGGGTGGTTAATAACTTCATCCTTGACAAGCTATTCAATACCATTTCTGCTTTTTCTTCTGTTAATTTCATAATAATTCTTTAAGTTCTGATAAATCTGCTTTTGGAAGTAGTGAGAAACAATTAAAATCAAACTGTATTTCTATTTTCCCAAAAACTTCTGTGTCTACTAATAAATTCCTTATCTCCTCTAATAATATACCTTTAAATCCACCTATCATTTTTATATCTCTAATGGTATATATTTTATCTAGTACTGGTAGAGATACTTGGAAATCATAATTCTCTTCGTATCCTTGAAAATCACATTCACATTTTATAAGATCGCCTATTTCCATAAAAACCTCCATAATCTAAGTATTAACTCAACTGATCTAAATGTCAGGTATAAAGTAAATATAACAATTACCGTAACTACTATTGCCTCAATTAGTTTTCCCATGATTAAATAATTTTTCAACCGAAGTTATTGTATAATCTTTTAAGTCTAAATACATATATAAATTAAGGATGTTATGGTATGTCAAATCCAAAAAATGGTTATTATTTTCTAATGCTGCAATTAAATTTTTAATTGTAGATGGATACTCAATTTCGGCAGCCTTTAGCATTTCTAAATGCTCTGGGTTTAATTTTTCTAGTAAGTTCATATTCTTAGTATAAGGTTTTTATAATCATTTCATTCATATCGTAGTAAAGTTCTTCCTGGAGAAGTTCTAATTCATCTACTGTTAATTCAGTACCATCTTGAAAACCAGCAGCACTAATATAAGCATCGCTAAAATCAGGATAATCATTCATATCAATGCCATCAAATTCGATGGAATTAAAATCTACTTCTTTGTTATTAATTAATGTTTTCATGTTAGTTTAAGTTATATTTATATTCGCTGAATAAATCTCCAATTAATCTGTCTATAATGTACTCACTCATTTGAAATTTCTCATCATAAGTTAGTCCCATTTGAGTATAATAGAATCCAGATCCGTAATCGCTAGTAAGTTCATCTGCCTGATCTTCGTCATAAATATCGCTTCCCAAAACCCTAGCATATTTAGCCTCCTTAAAAATACCATTCTCTATTAATATCTCATTACCGTATTTCAAAAATACATGGGTAGGTATAGTTATATAATGAATAGTCTTTTCATATCCTAATAGTATAGATAGTTCGCAGAAATCGTCACCAAAAACTATCGGGGCATTGGCTTCGATTTTATAATGGTAGGTATCATCGTTTTTGAATAGCTCAAAGATTTCCAAAATCGCTTTCGTTTCCATTTCCATTTTGGTTTCCATTTTCATTTCCATTTCCATTTTTAGTTACAGTTTAAAAAAACAGGTGAACCGAAAAATATCGGACTATTAAACTCTTCATTATTGTATTGGTCTAGTCCAGGTTCATTCATTAAAGAATCTGCAAGGTCTAAAGCATCGCCCAGAAATTGGGCCTCGACCGAAAAATACGATCTGAATAGTCTATCCTCTTGATAGTCTACGTAAAAATTGAATTTTGTCATTCTTGTTTGGTTTTAATTGTTTATAAAGTTATTTGTTAAATCAAATATAAGATTATTATTATATATAATGCAAATAAAATAAAAAATATATTCAAAAATATCCACTATATTAAAAAATCGGGAAGGATCGCCTCCAAAAATCGCCTGGCCATAACCAAAAATCGGGAAGGTGTGCAGTTATCCAAAAATACCCGCCTCCAAAAATCATCAGGCATAAAAAACCGTTTGGCTCTTTATCCAGGATGTAGCTATATTTCATAATTTAATACGTTTTATAATCATTTTTAATATCTTATAAGTATTAATATTACATTCTGTTTATTGTTTTAATGATCTGTAAAGCATAATTTTTCTTTATTAGTATAATCTATTAGGTGAAATTTTATAACGTCTTAAAACGTCTTATTTTAGCTTAATTAATACCGTTTATTTTATTGATCTGTTTAAATAATTAATTTATTCAATTAGCCTATTTTTAAGCTATCTAATCAATTATTTTAATTTGTTGTTACTCTTGTTACTTGTTAGAATTTCGCTTCCTTAAATTGATCCTATCAAAACAAGTAATATAAAAAAAAAGGCCCTAAGGCCTTATAAATTACAATCTTATTAATTAAGCCACTACAAAACCGCTGCAGTCCTTTTTTGCTTTGCCTTTTGCTTTTAACCCAATTATTACACCTGCAGGATCGTTATAACGCAGGTCTGTTAGATCACCGTTTATAACATTATATCCTAAATATTCATTAGGTAAATTATTTGCGAAAACTACAGCTACATTAACGCCATAACTTAATAAAGTTTTAATTTCAATATCCGTATCCGTTTCTTTACGTGAATAAGTTACCCGATATTTATCGTTTTCATTATACCTGGCAAAGTTATGGGCCTTCTTTTTGTCCTTTGTATAATCGTAAAACTTTAAAGCTCCAAAGCTTAACAATCCATTGCCTGTATACCTTATTAATAATTTATCAAAATCTAGATCGCTAGTCCCGTTTAGACGTATAAAAATAGTTTTGTTTTCTTTTACTGCTTTACCGTTTATTTTAGATAGATCGCTCAATAATTGCGTAAAAAATAATAATGGATTATCAAAAAAAAGATTAGTTTTCCGCCTCCTGGCTTTTTGAACATTACTAAATTTCCCGCGTCCTGCTGTATTTAAACAAGCTTCGCCACAACCTTTGGACGCAAATGGACAAACGGACTTGCCGCTATCATTTAAATTTAACGGGCTCAAATATAAAATATACGTTTCAGCTTCATTTTTGATAGTTTTTGCATTAGTGTTTCCGTTACTAATTAAGTTTAATTTCATGTTATTTGGTTTTTAGTTTATTTAAATACTTATTAAAATAGCTATTGTTAAATTATTTTTAGTTTCAAATATTTGTTTTTTTGGCTCAATATATTTTCTATAATCTATTTTTTTGCCTATTGGAAATTTTATTTGTTTTGGCTTTAATGTTAAATTATTCATAATTTTATATTTTAGTTTATTTCTAGTTTTATTATATCGGTGCAAAAATTAGATAGATTTTTTATAGCCCATTTTACGGCATCCTGGTAATTATTAAAATATATCCTATCAATTGCAAAATTTTTATCTTTATTTAAGTATTCTATATAAAATTGATCCATTACTTTATTATTTTAAATTATTTAATAATATTTTTTAATTCCAATTTTAATCTTTTGGCTGTTTCACCTTTGTAGGTACTTGCATTGGATAGGAAATATAAAACAATAGTTTTACCGTTATCGTATCCGTAACTATCGCTAACATAATTAATACTTAACATTGCTTTTAAATAAGGTAAGGCCGCAAAATTAACCTTTTGCCAGTTATTAAATATATCCATTGCAATAATTGAAATTTTTCTAGTTTCCATAGTCTTATTTCTTTAATCTTTTTATAATGTATTCAGCTGTGAGGCCTATTATTAAAGCGGGTAAAGCTGTTGCAAATGCTATAAATAAAATAGCTAGTAAATATTCTTTGTTTTCCATTATCTTAATGTTTAAATAGTTTTATAAGTATTAATTAAATAATAACAGGCTGAAATATAAGTGAAATTATTAATTTTCATAAACTGGCTAAATTGATTTAATATATTAATATAAGCAGCGTTATTAGTTTTATAGTAAAGCAGATTTAATATTTCTACATGACTATCTTTTTTTATTGTTTTCATGATCTTAATATTTTTTAGTTTTAATGATTAGACTAGTATCAATTTTATGTTTTAAACAATACTTGAATGCCTCTAAATAATCAATAAATATAATATCATTAATTACGTAGTGACTAATTTTTTGCTGAAAACCTAATATAAAATTTCTCATAAGTTTGTTTTTTAGATTTTTAAATAGTTTAATTTAAATTTTGTTAATTGTTAAAAAGTTAGTTTTTAAAATAGATTAATTACAATTGCATTAATAGCAACCAGGATAAAAGTAACCGATAGTAATAGTAGTAATGACGCTGATAATTTTAATAATTGATTTTTCATGATCTTGTTTTTTAGTTTGGTTTAATTGTTTGGTTTATAATATTAGTAATTGTTTAATAGCTTTTTTTGGGTAGCATTCTTTACCGTCCCTTTGTTGCTATACATCAAATATAATAAGCTTTACCTTATTAATTGTCATATTAATGTCATAAAGTATTAAGCATCTATTAAAATTATAGAACAAATAAAGATCATTAGATCATTAGCGTTAAGGTAGTATTTAGTATTCTGGAGGGCACGTGCCAGGCTAGTGGTAAAATATTGCATGATCATTGAGATAGTGCTGTAGAATAGAGTATATAGCGTATAAAGATAGAAAAAATCTTTAGCGAAAAGAAAATCCCTGGCGGGCGTTGGCACTACTATACAACCCACTACAATTTACAACAGTATCAAATATATCTTATACTATATAATAAAAAATTATCGGTGGGATATTTAATAAAGACTTATTAAAAAAGATAGGAGAAAATTATAGAAAAATATCACTAGGAAAAAAATGGCTTAGAAAGAACTTGCAAAAGAATATAGTTTGCAAAAAAAGAAGGAAAATTCCGCTGACGCTTCGAGATAAATCTCGACGATAGATGTTTTTTTAATTAGAGTTAGAAGAGAACAAACAAGTCCCCCTAGAAGAAATACTCTTTTGTTATCGTAGATACTAAATGTAATCAATAACTATTTTATTCGATCCAAACACCTAGGAGATGTAAGTTTAGCTTTTCAACTGCTTAAGCCTTGCAGTAATAATAAAGTCTAAGGTATGTATTTATAACCGTAAAAACAAATAAACTTATCTACATTATACCCTAATCAAAAACCGTTTGTACTAAATCAAAAACCGTCTGGTATATTATTTATCTACAAACCTTGATTATGAGAAAATATTTAC